CTTCGCTGTTTTGAACCCGTGTAGTAGAGAAGTTTTTCCCTTTTTCATTAATTTTCATATTTTCCTGTTTATTTTTAAAAATAATAGGTGTTTTTATGGGTAATGTCAAAACTTTTTTGTAGGACGAAGATATATGTATTATATGATAATAGTAAAACTAAATAACAACGTAACAATTGAAAAGGCTTTAAAACTTTATAAGAGTAAAGTTATTAAGACTCGTCAAAGTGGGGAACTTTTTAAAAGAAAGGAATTTGTTAAGAAATCTGTTATTAAGAGAAATGAACTTTCTAAGGCTAAGTATGTCCAAAAAAAGTTCAATTCTGATAATGATTAAAGATTCTCTTTAAGATTCTTAAGTTTGAAATACGTAAGTTTATCGTATTTTTCAGAAATCACTTTTGATATAGTTTCATCAATTCTTGTTTGCATTGAATTATCAGTGCTGTCATTTTTCATTTCTGTTAGTTTTGTAACCACACCTTCTTTAAGTGTGATGTATTTTTCATTTAATGTTGAGTCATCTTCCGACAACAAAGCGATTAATTCTTTTTTATCTGATTCGTTTAAACCATCAATATAACTTTTAATAGTTTTGTTGGCAACACTAACCATTGTCGATAATGGTAAATCAATACCTTCAGTTTTAGTTACCGGTAATTTTTTAAGAGATTCCGCAATAACTTTTCTACTTTTAATTTTTGACTCAATAGTTAAAACATCACTAGAAAATAATATATCAATATTTGTATATCCATTTTCAATTTTTTTATTTCCAACCCAATCAACTAATTTATTGATATCAGATTGTTTTATTTTATTTACGGTATTTTCGTAAATTTTAATACATTCATTTATGTATTCGTTACAGTAAGATTCACTTAATGACTTTGGCGAACCCAACTCATCGTATAAATAAAACAATTTGCTAATGTTTTTATTTTCAATAACAAGTTTCTTAAATGTTTTTAATTCGTTTTTGAATGTGTCATTAGCGTATGATTCTAATAACATATTTTCTATTCTTGATTTTAGTAATCCAAAATTTTTCATATCTAATTTTTATTATAAATATCTAATCTTTTAGAAGTTTACTTAATTGAGCCTCAATATCTCCTAAAGAATTTTTTCCTTTAGATAAATCAATGTAAGATTCATCTTCAGTTAGAGACGACTGTTCAACTAATATTTTTAAATTATCTCGTTTAAATGATTCAGGGGTTACTTCCGCTTCACCTCCCGGTGTAGGTCCAGGAGCTGCCTCAGGTGCACCACCTGCCTCAGGTTCTCCACCCGGTTCAGGTCCTCCTAAATCTTCCATTCCTCCACCGAAACTTCCTCCTCCAAAACCTCCACCTCCTGGCGGTGGTGGTGATGATGGTGCCGCAGCTCCACCTGTTGTACCTGATGGTGAGTTACCATATAATTTATCTATATTATCAAAAATACCTGTGTGTGTTATTATGGTCGCAGTATTAGTTAATTCTGCACCTACAGCCATTTCAATTCTTTGTTGTTGTAAATCAAGTTTAATATCCTCATCAGAAAACCCTAAAATATGTTTCTTAGCCCACGATACTGATACCGGAGCAATTCCCGCAATTGCCGCAACACCTTGTTGATATAACGCAATTTTTTCTTTCCAAAGTTCAATTTTTAATAAATCCGCTTGAGATGACGGATTTGTTAATGCTAGTGTAAAATTGGATAATTCATCTTCAAAACCTAATAAAAATAAATGAATAATTGCTATTTTATTTAATTCAGCAATCATAGATTTTTGAATCTTATTGATAGTTCTTGCAAAACGAATATCCATTAAAGATAAATTTTTACCGTCACCCGCAGTTTCCTCAAAACCTAAAAATGCTTTAGGAACACGAAGTGCTGTCAATAATTTCTTTTGGATATATTCTATATCGGCAATTTCAGATAAGTTTGTTGCTCCCGGTAATGTATCAATTGGTGATGCGGCCGCTGGGTCTCTAACAGGAATAAAGTAATCTTGGTCAACGGCCATTTGATTAAATCTCATATCCACATTACCTGTTTTAGAATCCACAACTTGGTCTCTTTTAAATTTGTTCGCCACACGTTGTACATACGCTTCAACATCTTTATCATCCATATTCCCAACAAATACTTTGAATACACGTCTTTCAGGTGCTCTTGATGTTCTATAAATTAACATTGCATCTTCAGATAATAATAATTGTTTCCAAATACGTCTTGCCTTTTCTAACATAGAAGTTCCGTAAGGAAGTTTTCTATCATCACCTAATAAACGGAAGTGAGCAACCTCCCAAGAGTTAAACTCCATATCTTTTGCTTTCCACTTAAATCTTAACCCTTTGTTTTCTGCCGGTTCTTCAACATTTGCCGCTTTTGCCGCCATACCTCTTTCCAAACGTTCAATTTCAATGTTTGGTAATTGCATACAACCAACAATACCTTTATCAGAATCCAATTTTAAATAAACAAAGTTATCACCATACTTACAAGTATTTCTTGTCCACATAGTTAAGTTTGTATTGATATCTAACACATTGTTAAATAAATCTGCTAGTATTGATTTTATTCTTTTTGATTCAGAATAAATTTGTAACATATATCCATTTTCATCTACAGTTGTAGATTCTTCACCATAAATGTCTAACGCCGCAGATATTTCGGGAGTATATTCCATTGACTCGTAATCATAGAATGATGCTAAACGGGTTGGTTCATAATAAACGGCTTGAGTATATAAATTACTTTCAATTTTTGTCCATTGATTAGATAAATAAAAAGTTTGTTGTGCTTGTAATTTTTCTCTTTCGTATTCTGCTTGAGAAGTGGTTTTTAATAACTCTTTTTTGTCAAGCTTATATGTTGGGTAGTCTTGATTTAATAACGAATTTGGTCCAAAGGCTTGTGAGAGTCTTTGCCAAACCGTTAAATCTGTATTTTGATTATTTTCCATATTTTAAATTTAAATATATTTTTACTTATATAAATAGTTTACTTTGTCCTATATTCCACCATCAGTTATTATCCAACCGTAACCGCCACTACCCGTTGAACCTGTTAATATATTTTTACTTGCTTGACCTGCGGCCGTAAATTTTGCAGAACCAAAAGTAATTATTATACCTGTTTGAGGATTTTTGGTTACCCAACCATTATAAATATTGTCTAAGTTTGTTGATGATAATGTTGATGGTGTTTTTCCATTCATAAAACTAGTAAAATTAGTCACACCAGATATATTCCAATTTCCAATTGGTTGATTGAAACTAGTTGCGTTATTAAACATATTATCCATTCTACTTACTTTACTCACATTCCAATCACCTATAGGTCGATTAAAGTTGGTAGCATAATAAAACATTATACGCATATCTTCTACATTACTCACATTCCATCCTGATAATGGTTGATTAAAACTATTGTTATTTCTAAACATTGAACTCATATCTGTTACCCCTGAAACAATCCAATTTCCAATAGGTTGATTAAAACTATTTGCGAAAGCAAACATACCTGACATATCATTAACTTTGATTGTTGTCCAACCACTAATTGACGATGAATTTAAGTTATTAAATGATGTTGCTCTATCAAACACTAAAGACATATTAGTAACGTTAGAAACATCCCAATTACCAATATCTTGGTTAAAATTAGTCGCGTATCCAAAAGTATGTTGCATAGTAGTAACTCCTGATACATTCCAACCGGATAATGGTTGGTTAAAAGTTGTTGCACTATAGAATGTTGTGTGTAAATTAGTGACTTTTTTAGTATCCCAAATTCCAATAGGTTGGTTAAATGCCGATTCTCTAAATGTGTTTTCTAAACTTGTAACATTAGATGTTGTCCATCCACTAATTGATGGTGAATTATTATTATTAAATGAGGTCGCCCCATAAAACGCGGAATATAAAGTTGTTACACCGCTAACATTCCAATTACCAATATTTTGATTAAATAATTTTGCGTTAGTAAATATACCACCCATAACAGTAACATTTGAAACATTCCATCCTGATAATGGTTGATTAAATGATTCAGCACTGTTTAATGTGCTATTCATGTTAGTAACTCTTGAAACATCCCAATCACCAATTGGTTGATTAAAATTGATAGCTTTATAAAAAAGTGCATTTAAAGACGTTGAACCTGTAATAATCCATTCTCTGATAGTATCAAAACTACCATTGTTAAATTGAGTCGCTCCTCTAAACATAGATGTTATATTAGTAACTTTTCTCATATCCCAACCACCAATGTCCTGATTAAATAATGTTGCATCATAGAACATTCCTCCCATATTTGTAACTTTTGAAGTGTCCCATACGTAAATTGATGGACTTAACCCATTATTAAATTGGGTGGCACTACGAAACATTTGATTCATATTGGTTACCTTACCAACATTCCAAAAACCAATATTTTGGTCAAATAATATTGCCCCATTAAACATATTACTCATATTAATAACATTTGAGGTATTCCAATTTCCAATAGGTTGGTTAAAATTTGATGCGCCATTAAACATTAACGACATATCTGTAACACCCAATGTAATCCAATTATTAATTGATGATGAACCATTATTATTAAACGATGAATAATTAAACATAGCTGACATATTGGTTACCTTACTAACATCCCAATTCCCAATATTTTGATTAAAATCGTATGCAGAATCAAACATTGCAAACATACTTGTAACCCCCGAAACATTCCAATTTGATATATTATCATTAAAATTGTAACACCCCTGAAACATATTATTAGTTGAGACCACATTTAACATATTCCAAGAATTTATGTTATTTATTGTAGTTATAGAAGAACAAAACGCGAAACAACTTATGGCGCTATTTGAGGATGAAAAATCTAAAACATCCACAACATTTAATAATGTTAAATTTTGACAACCGTAAAAACCAGCTTGGTAATTTAATTTTAATGGACCCCACTGTAATACTTCAATTATTTTGGTATTATCAATACCTGTGGTAAAACTCCATCCATTAATTACTCCGGAAATTTTAATTAACCAAGTACCTCCTGATGTTGAATATATGTGTGTTCTATTAGCATAAGTGTTTGCAGATATACTTCCATCACCCCAATCAATAAAACCACTGTAAGTACCTGATAAAAGATAAGGTAATTGAACTGTGTATGCGTTAGTTGAGAGAGTAGAAGTTAATGATGTTTTCCATATTGATTTGAATGATGGTAGTGGCGTTGGTGTTGGAGTATATGTCGGTGTAACAGTTGGTGTTGTTGTATTGGTTGGAGTTACCGTTGTCGTATTGGTTGGTGTTGGTGTTTGAGTAACCGTTGGTGTGTTAGTTTGTGTTTGAGTAGGTGTTGATGTTTGAGTAGGAGTTACAGGCGGTGTGGAACCAATAGTTGCCGTTGGTGTCGGAGTAAGAGTTGGGGTTGCGGTTTTTGTTGGTGTGACACTATTTGTTGGCGTGTTAGTTGGCGTAACACTATTTGTGGGTGTTTGAGTAATTGTTTGAGTAATTGTTTGAGTTGGTGTTATAGTATTGGTTGGAGTTATTGTAGGCGTATTAGTCATTGTAGGTGTTGGAGTGTGTGTTACATCTGGTTGGTCAATTGTTATTGTACAATCTCGGTTTAATATAAAAAAATTAACATCATATAATCCATAGACGTAATCTGCATCATACACATAAGGTAATTCATTTACTCCCAAATAAATTGTTCCACCTGTTAGGGGGTAAAATATTATATTACATAAATTTCCGTTAAAGTTATTACTATTTAATACTATCATAATTTTTTATTTTTAACAAGATGGACATGGGCCAGTTTTAAGAACACTACCAAAAGGTTCAATAGTTGGTGTTGTTGATGAACATAACGATATTGGCATTAAATCATCTCCTTGTATCACATACGGTGATGTTCTTAATTCTCCACAACAAGGATTAAACGTTATTGTGGCATCAACGAAACCTGTTATATCATATCTATCACAATTTACAGCGCAAGACGGACACTTACCTTTATTTTCAATTTTACTATTTTTATCATCACTATTAGGTAATATTGCTGAACATATTACAAGTGGTTTTTCATCAAATTCCGTTATCACATACGGAGATGTTCTTAATTCACCACAACAAGGTTGGAATATTATTGTACTACCAATTTCAGAATACACATTATATGTATTACACGATGTTGCACAAGATTTTCCATTATCATCAATAATACCGGCACCGTTTGTAATTACCGGATATGTTGTAGAGTAGAATGTTACTGACCCTTCTATTGATGTTAAATTATAAGGAGACTCTATTTTGTTATCACAACAAGGTGTCAATGTAAATACACAAGGAATTTCACTAGTTAATCTTACAGTATATTCAAAACAATCAACAATACAAGTTTCATTACAAACACCAATTGTTATGTTAACCTCTTTAGGTGATTCTGGATTTGTTCCACAAACAGTTATTGTTTGATTGTTATGAATTATAC